GGTTGTGCGCCTTGGCTGGCCTTGGTGTTACGGCANTCAGCACGGCGCGGCGGGCATCGCCGAGAATGTCGACGCCGTTGAGCACGAACTTCTGGGTGCGCACGTCGATGTCGATCACTGGAATGCCGTTTTCCAGGCGGTTGTAGGTGCGGCAGGACAGCTCCAGCGTTGTGATGGATTTTTCGCCCATCTTCAGCTTGGCCTCGCCCAGGGATTTCAGCTTGCCGCCCACGGTGTGGTAGGTGAACCAGGTGTTGCCGTCCTGGTCCTGACCGGCTTCGCGGACATTCAACAGGATGTCTTCACCCAGTTTCACACCGAGCGCCAGCATGATTTCCGGGCCAGTACCTTGCAGGTTCAACGTGGCGTTGAGCACTTTGCCGCTCTTGGCCATTTCCTCGGCGATAAAGCGCCCGCCAGTCATCGGCTCCATGTCGAAATCGATTTTCGGCGGGGTGAAATCTTCCACCGTTGCCGACAACGGCAGGCCTTGCAGGGTGGCCGCGATGGCCTGTCTTACGCGGTTGGTAAACATTAGAGAACATCCTCCAGGAACTGCTCGATGATTTCATCGCGGGCGTTGAGTTGATAAACCATGTGTTCATTCGGCGCGTAGCGGCCGTAGTCGATGACGATGAACCAAGTGCCGTTCTTGTACTTCTCGACGCTGTTCAATTCCGGGTGCAGGTACACGCTGCCGCCAGGGATGGTTTCGTCGGCGACCAGGGTTTGCAGCCAGTCGTTGATGCGCTTGACCTCCTGATCCATGAACGACTTGGTAAGGTTCTTGGCCATGGCTTTCTGGCCGGCCTTGACCAGCTTGCGGCTGATCGCATCTTCCAGGCCGACGTAGCTGATGAACTTGCCGGTGATCGAGCGGTTACCCAGCAGCGAGAAGCCGCCGAGAACAGTCCGGGCGTAGTAGCTGATGCCGTAGCGGTTGAGCAGATCGCCCTCGGTCGAGGTGTCGAGGATGTTGTATTCCACGGTCCGCGAAACGTCTTCGGCGTAGGTCACCTGATTGCCCGGGCTTTCCCACTGTTTGACCTTGGCCAAAGCCGCGATGGCCAGGCTCGACGGTGCCAGAAACACGTTTTTCTTCGCCGCCTTGGAGTACACCGCAGGCATGTTGTGCACGACGAGGCAGCGGTCGAAACCCAGATCCGCGCCACCCAGTTCCTTGCTGTAAGTCACCTGATCGGCAACCGAGGTGTCCTTGCCATCAAGCACCACGCGGGCCTTGATGCGCTTGCCGAACGAGGCGAACTCGCTGGCCACCGCTTTGGTGCCGGTAAAGCCCGGCGCACCGATGATGGTCAGGTCTTCAGGCACACCGCTCAGTGCGGCCAGGCCCAGCTTGCGACCGGTCAGCGCTTCGTTGCCGCCGATCACGTTGTTCAGGGTGTCCGCCGGGGTCGCGCCCTCTTCGACGATGACCACATACACCGGCACCTTGACCACTTTCAGGATCTGGTAAACCGCCTGATACAGCGTACCCGCCTCGGCGCCAGTCGGATCGAGCTGCGCATGGGTGGTAAAGCTGTTGATGCGGAACGGGGTGTTTTTCGGGATCAGCGGGTTGGCGTTCGGCGCCGTGCCGACCAGACCGATGACGTTGTCACCCAGGCCACCCATTGCCTCGGGGGACTCGGTGGCATTGACGGTGATGCCGTTGTGCTCGAAGTTCAAAACCTCAGCCATGGTTATTCAGCCTTCTTGGTGGTGGCCGTTTGGGCCAGGTTGGTTGGAGAGGCCTCGGCCTCGAGGACGCTGGTCAGCTCCAGACGGCCAGCGCTGCGCAACGCGTTGGCCTCCACATCGAGCAGTTCGAGCTGTTGGCCGACACTCGACCAATGGCCGCCACCGGTGGGGAACGGGATGAGGACGGTGTACGTTTGGCGTTCTGCCATTTCAGGATCTCCAGAAGCAAAAAGCCCCGCATGAGCGGGGCTGTCAGGAATGTGCCGCGTTATGCGCAGCGGAAAAGAAAACGCCCCGTCAGTGCGGGGCGTTTATTGGAGTTTCTCAGCCATCCAAGGTGGAGCTGCTGGACGATGCTCGATCAACGTGAACTCTCCCGCCTCCGGCCAGTTGCGCAGTGCTCTGCGATACGCTTGAAGCTCAGCGTATTGCGCGGGAGTCAATGTGGTTTCCGAGCCTTCCTCCAGTTCGTCACGGTGACGCGAAACAACACCGTCAGTAACTGCAAGCTGCCCGTCACGCCACGCTCGCTCAATCGCGGCGAAAAACTCAGGGGATTGCGGAGGCGGATCGACCAGCACCGGATAGCCGTCTTCGCCGCCCGTAATTAGCTTGCCAATGGACTGGCCTTCAAGTAACGCCCCATATTGCTCATCTGTTATTTCAACAGCATCGAGCGGGATAGTGCCACCGTGGGTTTCACGACTATAGAAACCACGAGTATCTGCTGAATAGAACATGATCAATCCTTAGAAGCCAATAGCAATATAAGTGGCATTTTCTACTGCGTATCCACCACCTAGCGAGCCGGACCCATTGAAGTTTGAGTTAAATGTCCTGTTCGCGGAAAACCCTGTTTTTGTAAGGTTTGTTGCGGTAAGTACATAGGGTGCATTTACATTAGCAGGATTAAGAACCATCCCTGAAACAGCAACGCACATGTTAGGAAATGCAACAGCGAACGTCATAGCGGCTTGCTGCGCTACACCACTAACTGTCCCCCACTGAATAATCATTCCACTTGGCAGTTTTTGCCAGCCCGTAGCACCGAGACTCGAGGCAAATAACTGGGAAGTTCTCAAGCACTCAAGACTTGCGTGGCCACGCCATACAGGCCCATCTGATACCAGCAAGAGATCCGACCCATTGGACATTGCGAACGGAGTCGCAACTGCAACGTTATTCAGTGCGAGCGAATCCCCGGCTTGAACTGCGAGGTTTACCGCCCCGGCCCCGAGAGAGGTCGTAATAAGGATCGAGGACCCTTTAGGCACCAAACTCGCCTTGGGTAGCGTAAGAGTGCCAGCTGCAGACATTTCAATCCGAGCGCCGATGTGCGCGGCCGTCAGTGTAAAAGCCCCCCCTGCAATTGCCACGCTGTCAGAGAAGCTACCTATGGCTTTCTGCACGAACTCCGTAGTAGCGAACGCCTTGGTATTGTTGAACTGTGGTTGCGTTGTCCAATTTGCACCAACCATTACAGCCGCATACTTGAGGGCCTCGGACCCGCCACGCAAGCGCCAGGTGCCCGACACCTTAACGAACTCGGCGTTATTGCCCATGCCCAAGACGATGGTTATCTGTGCCGCGCCCTGAGACGCTATCACGTCCAAACCAGCAGGCAGAACAGTTACCGCACCGGCCCCAGAGTTCACCACCTCGACCGAAGCGCCCTCAGGCACACCAGCGGTAGGCGGCAATGTGATACTGATCGGTGTAACAGATCCGGCGGCCACAATCCCGCCAACACTTGAGGCCCCTAGCGCAGTACTGGCAGTCAGCGGGACGAAGCCCGAATACTCGACACCCATTCGCTTGGCAAAAGCCGTGGTCTGAATCCGCGTGCTGTTATCGAACTGAGCCGGGGTATTGGCAGTTGGATCGATCAGCACTGGCGAGTTAATCGGCGCAAACCCCTGAGTCACGTTCTGAAAAGTCAGCGCTGTAGTGCCCAGCACCATCGCGCCGTCCGTGACCAATTGCCAGGTCGTATCGGCGAGCGTCGCCCCCTCCTCTACCGGAACACTTAACCCCGAGGTGACTTTGACGCTCGCATCGGCATCCTTGGCGCGACTCCATGCATCATTTGCGGCGACATAAATGCCGTTGTCTTTCGCCAAGGCTTGGGATTTAACAAGAACCCGATCCCCGGCGACCACGGCGATACCGTCGATTGTCTGCGCACCACCTAAAACAATGTTGGCGGTCGTCGCCACTCGCACAGACTGCTTTCTGTCGAGCTTCGCGAGCTCGTCGGCGACATAACTCGACACCCAGGCCCGAGTCGCCTTGACGACCGTATCGTCAATCAGCAACGTCACCAACGCGGCATTACTGGTCTCGAAAATCGAGCGGATGTAGAACTCTTTCCCCGAACCCGACGTCGCCAACACCGGCTTGAACGACTCCGGATATTTGACGATCGCGTACAGAATGCCGGTATCGGTCCAGAGCCCCGCTTCGCGCACATACCAGCCGCCGACTTCGGGCGGGATGGTGACTTCGGCCAGCAACCAGCTGGGGTTTTTCTCGTCCTGGAACAGCGCATTGAGTGGCCCGCGCCACACTTCGCGTTTGAGTGCTGTAGCGGTCGCAGCCGGGTTATAAACTTCGCCACCGCCGTCACCGACCGAAATCTGCGACAACTTGATCGGCACGCCCGCGGCCTTGCAGGCAGTTTCGTAGGCGATCCCCGCATTCGTGAGCAGGGTGTAATAGTCGGCCATTTAGGACCCCTGAGGATAAATAGTGGATGTTTCGACGGCATAGAGCCCGGCGGCCATAAAGGCCTGACCCGAGGCTTCAAGCCCTTCGATCACAATCGGATACACCGTGGTCAGTTCACCGCACACGGTGGCTGCGCCGATGACATGGTTGCCAAACGCGCTCAAGCCCACAGACACCGACAAGGTGTCGCGCTCGCTCTTTGCGTCCGCCAGACGCCGATCGAGACGCGCGTCGATTTCTTCGCTGTAGGGCTGCTGGGTAAAGGCCCTCACGGAAAAGCTATAGGGCTGGCCTGGCGGGGTCTGCTCGTACCATGCGCGAATCACGGGCACTAATTGCAAACCCTTGGCGGCATTCTCCAGGGCCTTTCGCGTTCCGGCCTGCCGGGCGGTTGACCACGCGAGTTCTACCGTTAAACGCTTTTCAGCCTCGGGAGCCTCGGAGCTCCATTCAGCAACCCCTCGATCAGCCGCGAGATACGGCAGGAACGGCAACGGCGTGTTGACCGGATCCATCAGCTCAGGGAATGGCAGAGCAATGCGATCGAGCAATTGACCGAAACCGAGATCAAGCGCTTTTTCCAGCGGCGAACTGTTCGCAGGCAACAGACTCGGACGAGAAGCTTGATCACTCATAGCGTGAGCACCTCAACCTCGACGCCCGTGCAGTACGGAGCCTGGAAGGCCGTGGTCACGATGGGCTCCACTGGCTCGAGGATCTCCAGCTGTACCGCGCCGGCGGTATGTATCGTGTAATCGATCCAGCTCGGATCGACCCGCCCTTCCAGCCGGTGGCACGCATCGGCATACGCCTGCAATTGCTGCTCGGCGGCCACCTTGGTCAAACCCGAGTCCGGTCCGGCGTTGATCTTCGCGACTACCCGGATCTTGTAGCGTTTGATTTCGGCGGCCTGCACCGTGACGAGATCCGTTTCGGGCCTGACGTCAGGGCGGGCAAAGTGCCGGCGAACCCCGTCCAGCAGGTCCGCAGACGGCGTACCGTCAGCCTCTCGCGACAGCACGGTGACCCTCACTTCGCCAGGCGCTGTTCGGCGCCCGTTGCCATCCTTGACCTGCGCCGCGTAGCCATCCGGATCAAAGCTGTAGGTCACCGTCACCACGCCCGGAGCCGTGGTTTCGACCTTCACTGCGGGCCGTTCGCCCAGGGTGAACACCTCGCGGCGATACTGCATCCGCGAACCCGCTGCCGGTGCATGCGGCGCCAGGTAGTAACGCAGCCGGGCATCGTCGTCGCTTTCATAAATGGGTGGGATCGGCGGAAATGCCGCCGGGTCTCCCGGGTCCAGCAACTGGCGCTCAAGCCCCATGTCCGCGAGGCGCGCGTCGAGGTTGCTACCGGTCGCCCACCACGCGAGCATCTGCTTGATGCGGGCGTTGTATTTGCGTTCGTGGGTTTGCAGCCGCACACAAAACGCCTCAAGGGCCAGGGTCAGCAGCTCGCTTTCGTTGTCGAGGCTGACTTGCAGTTTGGTGGCAGTTTCCGGTGAACGGGCGGCCACGTAATCGACGACAAACACCTTGAACTCGGCGAGCAGCGCCTCGAACGCTTCGACCGTGACAATCGCCGGCTCAGCCAACTGGTTTTGACCGGGTATCAGCATGCTCATGTCACGACCTCGAATGTCTGTTTGCGGTTTTTCCAGGTGCCGGCGAAGCGCAACAACAGCCCCGCCCCTCGACGACTGGCGACGATGACCTCAGGTTCAAAATCATCGATACCGTTTGCCTTGTTGTAAAACGCCTGTGCCGCGTGGCTCTGCGCCAGGATCAACACGTCGTCGCCAACGTTCTGCCCCAGCAAATCAGGGACCAGCGATCCATACAGCGGACGCTTTTGACGAGTGCCCAGCGGTGTGGTCAGTGCGCGGGTTGCGCGCTGCACAAACTGGAGCCAGTCGTCGACCGCTGCTCCGGTATTTCTATCGACTCCAATCATGGGAAGTCCCTTATGCCGTACTGATGACTCGCCCCTGGTGATCCACCTGAGGGCCGAGGAAGTGAACGCCAGAGGCATCGAGCAACACACCGACCGCGCCCAGCTTCAGCTCGATGGCCTCAGGGGTCAGCGCCAGCCGAGCCGGGCCGACAGTCAACTCGACCGACTCACGCGAGCCCTTGAACGTCGTCTGTCCATTGGTCCAGTTCAGGACATGGCTTGCATCGTCGTAACTGCTTTCGGTGCCGTCCTTGTGTCGACGACGTGTCAGCGTGGCCACAGTCGACACCGGCGGGAACCGGTTGCTGTTGAGGCCGAACAAGGCGACCGATTGCCCAGCGCCATCGCCGCCGCCATAGTTCAGCAGCAAACACTGCTCGCCCTCGGACGGGATGCGCGACTCGCTCTGTTCGCCAGCACTCGGGTTGAAGAACCTGATCGCCGGCGTCAGCAAATCCCCATGGCTGACCTTGCAGGTGTTGCTGGCGGCATCGACCTCGACACACACGCCGATGCGACAGAAGCTGTCGGCACGCCGGTGCAGGTCTTCGAACTCGGTCTCCATCTCAGCCAAACGCTCGATGATCGGACCGAGCTGCATACGTAGAAGAGCGTCAAACATGGGCTACCCCTTGAGTGCTTGTGACCAAAGCTCTGTGTATCGATCCGGATCGTCGATGTTCGAGACTTGCGAGGTGAACGCAAACTTCGGTGTGCCCGTCGGCTCATCGAGCAACGGCGAGCCGAAGTACAGCGTCTGGGAAAACGAAACCGTCCATGCGTCGTACACCTGCTCACCACTGGTAAACGTCGACGGCACGGCCTCGATGCTCATCGGCAGGTCGCATTGCCCTCCCGATACGCCCCAACGGTTATCCGTGACGATATCCTTCAGTGCGCTGGCGAGATTGCAGGCCTCAAGCCCTGAATGCCCGCTCTTCCCGGCAACTACGCCTTGCAGCGAGATCGTCAGGACATGAGCGATACGCCCATCGTTGGCGCGGGTGCCTGCGGCATCGCGCTGAATCGCGATCAGGACCCAGGCATCATCGACAACCCCATCGAAATCCTGATATCCCCCAACCTTCAGGCCTGGATAAATCGGCCGAAGTGCCTCACCGATAGCGAGAATCAGCTCCGAGGGTTTATTGATAACGCTTGGAGACATAAGCGGTTTCCTGTTCGAGTGTCACAGTGTCAATTATTGAGTTAAGGAAAATTACCGCCGATGACCTGCATCCTTGCAGGTCGGGGTCGTTGTCTACGCCCCCCGTCAGCCAGTCCTTTGGACTTGTTCAGCGGTGACCTCTTTGCTGCCAGTACCATTAGCGGTCCTGGCTGGAATCACGCGGCGTCACTTCATCGATGCCAATCCGCTTCGCCGCCCAGCGCTCGTAAAGTCCGATAGCGACATCAGCACCGGCCATCGCGGTGAGGCAACCGAACGCGCCGGCGGTCCAGATCGACACGCCAGCGGCATACAGCAGCATGAT